CTCTTCAGCCATTAATTGCTTTTTAATTAATGCTTCTTGTTCCATTCTTTGTATTTCAAACTGAGATTTTGCTTGTTCTATTTGTATTTCAGTATTAGCTAAGGCCTCTTGTTTTTGAACTTCGTTCATAGCTGCAGACTCAGCCGCTTTTGCATTAGCCTCACTTTGAGCAGCTATCATCGCTTTTTGATTAGCTTGATCTTCTTTTTGTTTTTGTTTTCTTTTAAGTTTTAGCATTTGATTTGCTAACTTTAAATTTTTTATTTGTCTAATATCTATAGCATCTTCTAAATCAATACCTTGATTTTGTAAAGCTATTTGTATATTTTGTTCTAATTGTGCTTTTTCCTCATCGTCCGGCTCTAATTCCATATAAATACCAAAATCATGTAAATTTAATTTATCTATTTCTTTAAGTGTTTCAGTATTAAAAACAGATATGCTTTCTTTTAATGAGTTGGCTGTTAGTGGAAATTCTAAAGCATCCGCAACCCTAAGAGAAATATTTTCACATATTCTTAATGTTAAATATAAACTAGAATCTAGTATATGTTTAGTTGCAATATTTGAAGCATTAGCTGCCATTTTTTGCAATCCAACTAGAGCATCTTTATCTGGTAAACTACCATCACGTGCTTCATTAAGACCGGTTACATCTCTTATCATCTGTAAATAATACTGATACGTATTTATTAAAGCTGAAATTTTTGCATTACCAGCACTACTTTGTAATTCTTGAATAGGTACTTTACCTCTGTTAGGATCACCATCTTGAGTTAAAGATCTACCAACTATACTACCAGTTTGGAAATACATGTTTAAAGCTTCTTGTGGATTATAATTGGTTCCATTACCTAAATCAACTTCAGCAAGCCCATCAACATCTACAAAAACACCGTCTGGAACCATACGTTGTATTACTTGCTGTAATTTTAATGATGTTAACTGTATTATATCAGCAAAGCTTGTACATCTACTAACTAATGATTCTATACGACCTTGATATAGACTAGGTGCACATATGGTATAATTCATCTTAACTTTAGTTGTATCAGAAACAGGTCTAGTCATGTTTTCTGCTAACTTCCATTCTAACATTTGTGGAACACCCATTACTTTAGCACCACTAAACAATACTTCAATTGATCTTGAAACTCTATTAAAATTATCACTTTCAGGTGGATTAAAAGTATCCGGTTTTTCTAATGTTTTTTCCAACCCTGTATCAGTTTTTTTAATTTTAAAAACTTGATCAATAAATGTTTTATATTCAAAAAATAATATTTGTACTAAATCATTATCATAATTAGGGTTTGCAATATAACCATCTCTACCAGGGTATCTCACCATTTTCTCTAATTCTTCATCTGTAAGATATGGAAACCTTTTTTTAATTTCAGCTAAAGTCATAGATTTTATTTCACCTACATAATATATATCTTCAAAATTAGGATCATTAGTATATGAATAAACTAAATTAGCAGGATCAACATAATCTACTACAACGCCGTTAGATTTATTAAATGTAGTTTTAGCTGCACCAATACCTATTGTTGCAATGTCTTCAATAATTCTTTTTTTAGTTAAATTATATTTATTGTTAGATAAAATATTATTAATAACTTCTTCTTCAGCTATTTCAATACTTTGTTTATAAGAAAGCTGCATATGAAGTTCTAATTCTTCTTTATTTCTAGGTAATTGATTTGATGGAATATTTGATCTAGAAAAATCTTCACCTGTTGTTTCCTTGGCTTGAGCTATAAGATCTTGACCATACATATCTTCAACTATGTTAGTGGCATATTGTGTTCTTTGTTGTAAAGAAAAAGGATCTTGAGAAAAAGCTTTTATATCATATTCTTTAGAAGATATACCATTTACCACTATATCTACAAACTTAGGTATAATAGGAACTGGTTTCCAGTCTAAATTTAAATAAGATAAATCACCATTAATAGATAATTCATCTTTATATTTTTGTACACTTTGTTCTCCTCTAGCATATAATCTTAGATTGTGAAAATTTTGATAACCCGTGTTCCACCTGCTACCATTTACTCTACCTCCTCTAAACCATTCGTATTCAATAGCTTGCCCCACTAATAATCCATATTCTAAACTTTTCTTTTCCTCCTCAGATACCATCTGACTTGGAAACGCACTATTAATACCAGTGTTTAATTTCATCTATTAATTATTTTTGATTTATCACCCTTGTTGTCATATTTAGAAAAGTTTAAATTAACAACTTGTTTTATAGTTTCAGCGACAGGTCTATATTTATTTTTATTACAAGCCATAATAGCTAAACCAGAACTTATTGAAGCATCATGTTTAGTTCTATTGTTTATATCAAACGCAGCCCAATCTTCTAATGTTTTTTGGAAATACATTGTACCATATTGTTCATTGTTGTAACCTACAAACATTTCAATATAAGCTTCTATAGCTGCAGCGTGAGCTTGTTTTATATCTTCACTTGAATTAGGTATACCACCTATTTCTTTTTCAGTAACTGATAATTTATATAAAGTTTTATCAGGTCGGTTCATAGAAAAACCTCTATAACCTCTTCTTTTAAAATAATACAATAATCTAGGTTTATTATTTTCAGCAAGTAATGGCATTCCATAAAAATGACAAGCCATTAAAACATCTTCAAAAAATATCTCGGCTGTTTGTGGCCTAGATATATATTCTAAAAAAAATAAATTTGGTGGACAATCATCCATTGTAAATTTGGTTAAACCGTGTAAAGAACCTTTCGATCCTCTACCATCTACTGTTCCAGATATATCATATGAGTCACATCCAAAAGCACCCATATGCTCATTTGCAGGATATTTAGCCCCGTTTTTTATTAAAACTCTATTTTGTTGATCTTCTTTTGGAACCCAAGATACTAAAAATCTACCTTGTTTACTAGGCACAAACATTACTTGTGTATCTTGTATACCTTCTTTCCAATGAAAACTACCCTGTGTAATAACTCCAGAATATTTTAAACCTTCGTTATAATCTATTTGTTCATAAATCTTAGTTAGATTAAACAAAGATCGTTTCGTTTCATCTCTGAAAGCATGTTTTTCAGTACGTGGAAATTGTCTATATAATTCATTAAGTGCATCAGGATCATCCTTAAGCCCTTCTACTTCATTCTCCCAGTGTTGTATGACGCCGATCTCAATCTTTTGACCATCGATTCCTTTAGTTTCTTGTTCCGGAGTGTCAAAGACAGGGTGTCCATAAGAATCAATGTATCCTTCGTAGTTCCATTCCATAGGTATGAACAAAGAATATAATCCTGAGCTAGTCTGTCCATTGCGGTTTCTTTTAGTAACATCTGAGTCATAATATATTTTTTTGTAATTTCTACCACCTTTGTCAAGAGCGTTGCTCGTTGAACCCATCATACACTTACCTATAATTCTACTACCTAATCTTAACGTTGTTTTTGTGACTCTCCAGTTGTTGAGGATGTTTTCCGGTTTTTCCCATTTACCCGCCTCATCATGTACAAGTAACGCGAGTTTTTCTCCGTCGTAGGAGTTATCTCCCGTGTTTTTCCAATCAATAGTTGTATCGAGTCCAACGATTTCTTCAATCTGTTCATTAGTGTCAAGTTTTTTTCTAGTAAATCTTGACGCTGGTACTCTATACGCGAGCTCCGTTTTTGGTCTATCCATACCATCTTGGATCGGTTTGAAGAAGAACGGATAGTTAACTGAGATTGGGACGATTTTATCGGTAAACATTTTTTTAGCATCAGCCCCAGATTTTGATAAGACGCCGAATCTAGCATCGCTTGATATTGTGGCCATGTTAACAGTTTCGCCCGATGCCATAAAAGAGAATCCTGAACGTCTGTTCTTAAGATAACACATTCCATAGCATCTTGTATCTGCTTTGCAAGCTTCCCAGAATATAAAGAATAATCTGTTTGCTTCCCTAAATTCTGCTTGCCCAACATCAATCTTTGACCATTGCAAATACATGTAGTGAGTACCAGTAAGATAGGTAGGAATACCTTTATTATAGAACCAGAAACCTTCGTCTCTTCTTTTAAATTCTTCATCTATATAATCGTATAATTTTTCTTTAAATTGAACCGGGTAAGCTTTCCAATCAAATATTGTTTTAATTTGTTTTAATTCTTTCTTAGGTTTAAAAACCTCCCAATATTGTTCTAATTTTTTATTAGATCGTTTATATATACTATCTGCTAAAGGTAATGCTATTTGTAAATTTTGTATTTCGTATATTTCACCTATTTGACCAGTTTTAGATATAACAATAATATCATATTCTTTGTTATAACCATATTCCCATTTTTTAGATTTATTTAATCTTTTAATAACATGGGGTTTAATAGGTTCAACTATCTTATATAAAGTTTGCTTATACATTACTTAGATCTTCTTTCTGCAAACCCACTGAAAGTTTTTTCTTTTTTTTCAACTTGTTTATTGTCTAAAATATTATTTTCTTCTTCAATACGATTTAATATTTCAAAAGCATCAAATATAGCTAACTTTTTAGTTGCTGCAGCATTTTTTAATCTATCTGCTGAAACATCATCTTCTGAATCAACAATTTTTTCTTTTGCTACCTTAATAAGCTCTTCAACTGCTTTGTGCCCAGCTTGGATTATACTCAACTTCGTTTCCTTGACGTTCATATTTTATTACAATATCATTAGATTTCATACAATAAAGACGTTTACCATCTACGATAAACTCAAATTCACCAAAGGGTTTATAGCCAATAACGTCTCCCTCGGTTATTTCTAGCGCTTCTAACGCACTATTACCATATTTTAATACTCCAATAAGACCTTGTTCTAACCAGTTGTGTATTTCAACATTATCTCTAAGTGGTGCTACAAAACATCTATCATTAAAAGACATCCATTTGTTGTTTCTTTTATAAAGATAAATTTGATCTTTATTTACAAAATATAAACCATCTTTAAAATATGATTTACTATTTTTTTCATCACCCCTTATATTATACCATCTTCTAAAAACATTATGATGAATCATAATTAAATCACCTTTTTTTATTGGAGTTTTATAAGCTAAAGGAACTTGTATAACTTTAGCTATATTGTTAACTGATTTAAAGGTTTCTATCTGAGTGTTTATTATAAGGCTTTTGTCACCTACTTTAACTTTATTATTATATCGTTCACCATAAGGTTTAACAATAAAATCAAATAAACTTTTCATTAGTATTCTAAATCATACTCAACGGATATTGCCATGTTAGAATTAAATTTCTTCCACGGCAATACCTCGTCATTTTTTTTGATAAAAATATTATAAGAATTGTCTTTAGAATCAGAAAGTATATGTGATATTGTATGACCACCATATACCGACTGCCCTATCGAATAGTGCATTGCATCGGTTTTGTAGTCAGAACCAATACTTATCTTTCTAATTACAGATGACATTATTTCTTATCTTCTTCTTCTTTTTCGATTGGAGTAAAAGAACCATCTTCTAAATTAATATTGATAGATCCGTACTCTTTCTCTAATTCTTTTTTAAAGTCCTCAGTTTCTTTGTTAACTTCATGAAACTTCGCTAATATTGCGGTTTTTTGGGCCTCTAAAAATCCAACTTCATTTAAAAGTTTATTTAACTCTTTTTGAAAGTCCTGAATTTTTTTCAGTTGGTCTTCGGTAATCATTTGTTTTGCTTCACTCATTTTAATTGAATTTAATTTAGTTATTTATTTTATATTAATATAGTTACAGGTTTTATTTATTTTTTAAATAAACTTGTAGCTTTTTCAGTCGTGCGTCCGCCAAAATAGGCTAAAACAACGGACATCATTACTTTTTCAAAAGTATCATTCCATGTTTCACCTATATGGAATGGTATTGATTCTACACTATCTAATATACCAGCTAATGAGAATATAATAATACACCACACTAAAACTAGAGGGCGTACATTTTTAGAAAGCCAAGAATCTGATAAGCTATCTGCTTGCCATCTAGAGGTGATACTTTCCATTTCTTTATTTTGTTGATCAAATATAAGTTGTTGTAATTTTATTTTATCTTCACTACTTACGTCAGATTTACCAATAGCTGCTATAGCTTCAGAGGGTGAAGTTACACCACTTAGCACGTTGCCTAGAGCAGGATTAACTAATGAAGCTGCACCAAATAAAAGTTTACCTACAGTAGTTTCTGCAAATTTTTTCTTAGGTTTTGACATAATTATTCGTTTGCGTATGCGGGTTTTTCCCACGGTAAGTTTTCATTACTCTCGTTAAATTCTTTTCTTGGATATTTTTTACCTTTCCAATATACGTTTTCATCATCATAATCAAGGTCTCCGTTTTTCATTTGATCTATATGTACATTTTCATGATCAATAGTATCTTGAATTTGTATTGGATCTTTCAAATCTTTGTTTAATAAAATATTCCCTCTTTTATCAGCTCTACCCATTACATTTTCTTCCATAGGCATATTGACTATTGGAGTTGGATTTTTTTTATAAGGTGGAACTAATTTAAAACTCATTTTTTTGGAAACATTTTATTCAATGCTGTTTTACGCTGCTCACAGCCACAGGGTATGTTTAAACCCTGTGAAACTGTGTCAACGATTTTTTTGATTCCAGTTGCTTTGGTGAATTTTTCAATATCGTCTCCTAAGCCTCTAGATTTCATTATGAAATAGCAACTTGGCTAAATACTACAAAAGTAAGAGCTTGTCCAGTAGCACTAACTGTAGCTGGAACGCCACCTACTTTTGATACACCGTTACCTGGAGCAGCAGAGTATGCATCTAAAAGAGCATCTAATACTGAATAACCAGTTGCAGCAGCAGTGTGAGTAAGTTGTAATTCAACACCATCCTGCATGATGATTGCTGATTTTGTTGTTGGATTTGTTTGTGGAGCTCCAACAGTTCCTTGGTGAATTAATACAATGTCGCTTTTATCGATTACAAACTTATTTGTATTTGATGTTGCAGCTGATCCACCTGTGATCGGTATTTCTAAATAACCTGCCATAATAATTGTTTTTGTTTTGTTAATAATTAATTGTTAATTGGTATAATCGTAATGGTGTTATTGGGTTTATTTTTTCTTATGATAGTGCATGGTTGGACCACCATATTTTTGATCCATCATTTTAGCAACTCCTTCTTTTGATCCGCTTCCTGATACAATCTTAGTTGGAGCAATGTCTTTGTTTACATCTCCCATTATCTTGTAGTTTCTTGGCATCATATCTATTTCTCTAGAGTTTGCCGCGTTATTTCCGCCATATTTTATATTGCGCCCGTGTCCTTTGTGTGGTATTGCCATAATTAGTGTTTCATGTGTTTAGACAAAAATGTTTCATCATGTCTTATATCGCCAGCTAATTTAGAGATGTGTTTTTCGTCAGCTGTTTGGTTAATGTCTTTATATTTACCTCCTTTTTTTTGATCATCTAAAACATCTCTTTTTAAATAATCGATGTGCGCTTTATCGTCTTTAATAGCAGACTTCACGTTACGCATTGTAATTTTTGTATCCATTTTTTCTATTTTTTTGGTTTTAAGTTTGGCCATTTTTTATAAACACAACTTTTAATACCCATTGGATTTGGAGCATTATGTGCTAGTTTAATAGCTGATTTTCCTCTTTTTTCACTACCTACAGGATATGTTCCTTTAGGAGCTCCACCTGCTGGTCCACAAAATGGTCCTTCAGATGAGTCATATTTACCAGCGTTACTACCACCTGGTTTTTCGTCGTTTTTTGTAGATCCTACTTTTTTAGCTGGACCTAATGGATTGTTTGCTTGATTGTATGCCATAATATTAATCTAATGCAAGTAAGCTACCAATTCCACCAGCTACAGCATTTACTTGTACTACTGAAACTGGTAGTACAAATCCTTGAGCGGGATTAGTAAAGGTTAGTTGTTTGTTATCTATTGTTGTTACTGTAACAGAAGGAAGAGCTGTATATGAAAAAGTCAATACAGAAGCATCTGCTATACCACCTCCTGGTACGTTTGTTACTAATTCTAAAGAAGTAGAATTATTAATACTGTCAACTAAGCCAAGTGAAACACCATCATCATAAGCTGTCATACCAGCTTTAACATATGGATTGCTTACTTTCCAAGTTACAGTTTTTTGAGCAGCAGAAGCAGCATTAGCTGTTGCGCTTGTTATACTTCCAAAGTTATTTTGTTGTAATGGTGATTCACCAATAAACAGGTTGTATTCTTTCCAGCTAGACTGATTTAATACAGAGTATGTTAACGCTGCGTTTAAACCAACAGATACTGGAGCACTTAATGTAAAGTTTTTACCATCTCCACTAGACCTTAATATACTAACTGGATAACCACTCTCGGTAATTGCAGGAACACCTGTTCCAGATACAATCATACCAACTTTTATATCAAAATTAGCGGTTACTAATACTAGTGCTGTGCTAGTTGTCATAGCAACATTATCGCTTGATGTAGTAGAATAAGCAACTTTAACAGTACCATCTACTAATTGTGTATTGCTAACAACAGGAATAACTCCTCCTTTGTATGCTTCGGTGTAATAATTTCTAATCATTTTTTTTTTTTTATTTTATATTACTTTGTATTTTGTTTTACCATTTTCTTTATAAGCTTGTAAACATCTTCTTCTATTAACATCTTCTGATACATAACTTACGTGAACCCAAGCGGGATTTGTTTCATCACCGAATTCCCAAATCATTTGATCAAAATCTAAATTATTTTTTATATACTCATACATCTCTGCATTAGTCTTATAACCATAGTTATCGTCTAGGTCAAGTGCACAACCAATACAATGTTGAGAGGTCGTACTTCCGCCAATGGCAGAATTTAATTCGGGTGAGCGATAGAAACTATTAATAGCTATTGGACCACCCACCCATTTCCTTAGTGGTTCAAAAACTTTTTCTGCAATAGTTTTCATGTTAATTAAATCTATTTCTCTGGGAATATTATTAATACCTAACCGAGTAGCTGTGTGAGATTTAATACCTTCTTTAAGCGAGATGTGTTCACTTATTCTATCACTCATTTTAGTGAGTTTTTACTTTGCTAATGAACTTATGGGACCAGCTTTATATGGAGTGTCAGCTTTTAACACTTGCATACAATCTTTTCCATATCTTGAGTTCCCTGGTTTAGTTGCTCTACCTTCTTCTGATAAAGGACCATCCCATATTGCGTTAGCGCCTTGTTGTTTTGGATTTTTAGTCATAATATTTATGTTATTAAAGTATCATCTGGAGTTCCTAAGGGTGGAAATTCACCAGCCGTTTTAACTGCAGGGTTAGATACAATAGGTTCAAATAAATCTTTAGAGTTGTTTAAACTCATAGGATCCATTATAGGTTTTCCAGATCTATCTATACTGTTGGTGTCAAATTTCATACTCATAGATTCTTGATCTTTTGGTGGAATAAAGTTATTTTTTATTTCAAAAGATTCTTCTATTTGTTTATTAATATCTTTCATTACTTAAGCTTAGCTTGTAATTTAGCTATTTTCTTTTGAATAATTTTGTTATAAGAAGAGTCTTTTTTTGCAACTTCTTTTTTAACTTCTTTTTCTTTTTTTGCCATGATTATCTGTTTTTATCTTTATTAACGTTATTAATGGATGTAATCATTACTCTATCCATGTAGCTTTTACCTTTCATTATTTTATTTCTAGCTATTGAAGTCGGTATATCTTCTTTACCTAACATAATTCGGTACATTCTACTTATTAGTTGTTTACACTTGAAAGAAACTTTATATATGTTATATTTTTGGGTTGTACGATTATGCTTTCGCCATACGATTATCCAACCTTCTTTTAACAACCTGTTCCAGCGTCTATTGTCCCAACTATAAGAATAAGTACCGATTTTAAAATCTTCTTTAGTAAAAAGATCCATACAATCGAAATAAATAAGTAATTCTAAATCAGCGTCATTTAAATTGTTATTTTTACAAGCCCATTTTCTAATGATCCTGTAATGTTTTAAAAGATTAAGATTTTTAATATCAGACGCATCTAATCTCATAACACAACTACCACATGTGCCATGTTCACAACTTGATAAATATCTTTTTTAATTTCTATTTGGTGGGTATTATTTTTATCAAAATAGATAACATCTTTTTCTTTTATACCAACAACATTACTACCAGCAGATAAAACGGTACCTTCTGCATACCTAATATCTTCACGTTGTTTTTCACCTAAAAATAACCCACCTTTTGTTTCAGATACTCCTATTTTAGTCATATCTACTATTAAATTATTCCCTATTGCCTTCATTAACTCTTAAATTATTGATTACACAATCGGTTGATAAAATAGTAGTAGCTACAGAAGCTGCATTTTTTAATGCACTTTTTGTGACAAGTAAAGGATCAATAATCCCTGACTCAATCATATTTACCATATTTCCTGTAACAACGTTAACACCCTCACCTGTTTCGTGTAATCCTTGCATATCATAATTTTCAATACCAGCATTACGTAAAATAGTGTTAAAAGGTGATTTAACAGCTTCTAATAAAATATTTTCATATTTATTATCAAGTTTAATATTTTGAGCAGCGTTTAATAAAGCTATACCACCACCTGGTACTATACCTTCTTTAATTGCAGCTTTAGTAGCACAAATAGCATCTTCAATTCTATCTCTTTTTTCTTTTAATTCAACCTCTGAATTAGCCCCAACTTTTACAACAGCAACTTTACCTGATAATCTAGCTAATCTTTTTTCATTATTAACTACTATTGTACCGTGTTTAGCTGTTTTAAGTTTTGCTTTAATTTCTTTAATTAAACTATTAACTTCTTCGTTTGCTTCATGAGTATGTAAAATTGTCTCATGTTCACTACTAATACTTTTTATACACTCGCCTAGTTGCTCAGGTTGAATTAAATCAATATCGTCACCTAAATCCTCGTTTATAACAGTAGCACCTGTTAAAAGAGCTAAATCTTCGAGTGTCTCTTTTTTATTTACTCCATAAATAGGAGCATCGATAACATTAACTTTAATATTACCTTTTATTTTGTTCATTGCAAGAGCAGACATTACTTGAGTATCTACATCAGCAATAATTAATAAAGCTCTTTTGTTTTTAATAGCATATTCTAAAACATTTTGTATTTTCCTAACGTTTTCTACTTGTGATTCTACTATTAATACTAAAGGTTTATCAAGTTCAGCAGTTTTTGTATCTTGATTAGTTACAAAATGAATATTTTTTAAACCTCTATTATATTGAACTCCATCAATAATTTCAAATTTTGTTTCTGGTAAATCAGAAACTTCTAACATTACAACACCAGTTTGATCTACAGCTCTAAAAGCATCAGCTATTATTTTCCCTAGCTTAGGATCATTATTTGTAGATATTGTAGCTACTTGATCTATCATATCACCCGTTACAGGTATTGATATATTTTCTAAATATTTTACAACTTTTTCTGTTGCTATTTCTATACCTTCTTTTATATCTCTTGTTGATTCAGAGTTTAAATCATAAGCTTCTTCTAAAATAGCATGAGCAAGTACTGTTGCTGTAGTAGTTCCATCACCAGCTTCTGTTACAGTTTTTTTAGCAGCTTGCTTTAAAAGTGTTGCACCCATGTTTTCTACTGGGTCTAATAGTGTAATAGCTTCTGCTACAGTTACACCATCTTTTGTGATAATAGGTTGGCCGGCACCATCTTCTAACATAACACACTTACCACTAGCCCCTAATGTGGAGCTAACGGCTTGTGTAAGTTTTGTAATACCAGCAAATACATTATCTTTAGCATTTAAGCCGAAGCTTAAATTCTTAACAATTGCATTTGACATAATTTAATTTGATTTGATTTATTGATATTATTTAAACGTTTTAACTACTTTAGGACCTTTTAAAAAATCCACTTTCTTTTGATAGTGTTCTACACTACCATCAATAGCAGCTTCTGCAGCTTTTATAGTTTCACGTCTTGTTACATCGTACCACTTGTCTTCTTCTTGTGGGTCACGGTGTTCGGTTTGAAAATAACCATTAGGTAACTGTACTATTCTCCAATGTTTTTTCTCGGATAAATGTTTCCAGATATTAATAGTTTCTTCGGTAATCTGCGGTTGTTGAGGTTGTCCCATACTTGTGGACAACGAATAAAAATAAGTCATCGTTTTTTGGTTTTAAGGGTTAAACATTATTTTTTGGTTTATATTACCTCGCTAAGCAATATAGGTTTAATTATAGTATCACTTGTTTTTTTAAAAACTTACACTATTCTGCTGGTGGAGGTGTTGGGTTTTGCCATGTAAAGTATAAATCTTCGTTTACAGGTGTAATTTGTAATTTAATACTATCTTCTATAGACTTAGCCATTGAAGCTACATCTAAAACGTCTTCAAGCCATCCTATTACTATATTTTCAAAAGCTTCAGTGTCTGCATAAGGAACAAAAGGTTCTCCAGCTGTATAAGTAAAGCCCTGAGCACCTATTTGTGATGCATAATAAGTTTTTCCTTCAGATTCTTCTGAACCTGAGTAAGTCCAATGCACTGTATATATCACGTTATCCTTACCTTCGGCCTGGATATGTGCATTCATTTGGTTAATTGTCCATTTATAAGTTATTGCCATAATTATTTATTTATTTGTGTTTTTAAAGTTTCTATTTCTGCTTTTAGTTCTTGTATTGCACCTACTAATAATGGTACTAATTTTGATTGGTCTATTCCTTGATATTCAGGATTTCCATCTTTATCTACTGCATCTTTTTCTCCTGTAATAGCTTCAGGCACTATTTCTTGTACTTCGTGTGCTAAGAACCCATCTACTGTTTTATCTGCATCTGCTATAAAATTAAATCTACTAGGTTTTAATTGACTTACTCTATCTAAAGCTCCAGTCATTTCTACTACATTTTCTTTTAATCTGTAGTCAGATGAAGTGTTGTAAGATGTTGCAGATGTTGTTACAGATACACTTCCTACTGTTGCAGAAACATCGTTTCTGTAAAATAATAAAGCATTTGCATCATTAGCTCTTGATATATAAATATTTGCTGAAGCGTCTGTAGTTGATGTCCTAACAAATTCAGCATAAGTAGTAGATGTATTTGGGTTATAAAGGTGAAATCCATTATTTGATAAACCTAATGATGTGCTACCCACTAGAAAAGTCCCACCAGAATCAGCATTTATAGCTAAAGTTGAACCATTAATTGACATTGGAACGTAAGCAGCGGCGGCATCATTAGTAGCTTTTAATGCTACAGTAGATAAAGAATCACTAACTAAAAAATGTTCATTTGAAGCAACTTTAACATCTAGTTTAGCGGCAGGTGCTGTTTCTCCGATTCCTACTCGTCCTCCGTTGTTACCAGCTAAAAATAAAGGTGTTGCATCTCCTACTCCAGAATCTAATATATAAAAGCCCATATAACCATCTCCAGCTGCATCAAACCCAAATCCAATTCTATTTCCATACGTCCATGTTGTTGCCCCACCTAATCTTCCTATGTAATTTTCCGAAGCAGAGGATCTTATATTTAAACTAATATCTCCCGCAACTTGTAATTTTGTATAAGGCGAAGTTATTCCTATTCCTACTTTTCCTCCAGAAGGTTGAAAAGAAATATTTCCTGCGTTTGCAACACCTTGTTCTATTGTTTGGAAGTTCCATTGTCTATCCGCGGCAGCAGCTGCACCTACAGTATACACTTGTAATGTAGCATAATTACTTGCTTCATTAGAAGTTCCTATATACATAATCTCTGAAGTACCTGTATTTGTTTTTGTTGCGTTTCTAGCAATATCTAAAATCGCTCCAGGTGCAATTATTCCGATACCTACTTTCCCGGCTTGATTAAATAAAACATCAGCAGGGCTATAAATTTTTAAATCACCTGCAGAACCATAAATTTGTCCACTTTCAGTTGTGTTAGAATCATAAATCCTCAAAATTCCATTATTACCAGCACTTGTTGATTCTAATCTAATATTACCACCTTTGACAGTAAGCATTTCATCAGGCGAAGTCGTCCCGATTCCTACATTTCCATCGCTCCTTACTAGAAACAAACTATTTCCACTACTATTAGCAGCTTCAAAAGAAAAGTCAGCATTTGTATTAGTTAAACCTCTTGTGCTTAATCTTACTGTAGATGTCGGAGGTCCTCCAATACCAACCCGTCCTGAACTATCAATACGCATTTTTTCTGAACCAGCAGTATCAAACCTCAAATAATCACTATCAAAAGCTATCATACGAGTAGAATGTGAATCATCTCCAAAAGAACCACCCCCTGCACCACCGCTAAAATATACAAAATCATTACTTGCATGATTTATACTTGCAACAGGGGTTGTAGTATTAGCGGTTTTAGAAAAAGTAATTACACCATCAGATTTTATACGCATTCTTTCAGTTATTGTTGAAGAACTGCCTGTTTGGAATGTTAACGCTCCTTCACCTGTAAAAGTGCTTTCATTGACCGAATTAATTCTAGCAACTACACCTGCTCCAGGACTGCTTGGGTCATTTTGATTAAATTCAATAGAACCTAAAGTTTGAACAGCTAAAGATGTGTCTGTACAATTTAGTTTTAAAGTTGGAACACCACTATTTGAGAGTGTTAAAGTACCTCCAAAAGTTGCGTTTTGTGATGAATCTAATGTTAAAGCAGTTGTACCAGAAGTTTGTAAAAGTAAACTATTGGATGCGGAATTTATAGCACCATTACCTGTTCCTGTGGGGAACAAACTTATTCTTGAATTAATATTAGTTCCTGCTGATTTAAAATACGCAACATCTTCATAACCAGAACTTGTTGTTGCTGTTATAGGAACATTAGCAGTTGTAGAACCATTTACACCTATAATACCTGCAAAAGTTGCGTTTCCTGACCTTGTTACTTTGAATTTATTATTTGTAATTAAATTTGCTGCTGTACCAAAAGATAAATCACCATTTAAATTAACTCCAAAATATCCATCACCTAAAGGTTGCACAAATTTTATTGTTGTATTACCATCAGTTCCTGAAGATGTTCTTTTTAATTCTAATTGTACTGAGTCATCATCTTGACCAACTATTTTACCTGCAAAAGTTGCATTTGCAGTATTATCAAAAGCTAACGCTGTATAACTAGGAGCTCCATCAGAAGCGCTAAGAACAAGTTCAAGAGTTCCCGCTGTACTTGCATCTGCACCATAACATCTAATTTGACTTTTAATTGTACTTTCTTGTGAAACTTTAATAGAACTCGCCGTATGTGCTATATTTTGACCTTTAGCAACAAATATTTTATCTGTTGTTACAATACCTGTAAAAGTTGCAGTTGTACCTGTTAAAACACCTCCCACAGTAAGAGCTATTCCAGTGTCTGTAGATATAGGACCCTCTATAGTAACATTACCAGCTATAGGAACATAATCACCCACAATAGTGCTTTGATCAACCCAAGTTGGCGAGGTATTACCATTTGATTTTAATATCTGGCCTGAATTTCCTGGTTGATCATTAAATTTTATAGCACCAGTACTTTCAACCGCAAATAAATCATTAATATTAGATAACTTTGCCATCTATTTGTTTTTCAATAATTCAATTTCTGCTTTCAGTTCTTGTATTGATTTCAACATCATAAACATTAAATCAGTGTTATAGATACCTTTCATATCACTACTATCTTCTTTATTTTTAGCTTGTAACCCGGAATTATTTACTAATTCTTTACAAACTTCTTCAACTTCTTGAGCAATAAGACCAGTATTAACTCTTTCATCTGACCTGTTTTTTAATTTATAATTTCTAACTTTTAATTGAGAAATAATATCTAAACTATTTGGTGCATCTTTTATATCTTCTTTTGTTCTTCTGTCGGAAATATTGACATCATTAGTTTGGAAATTTCTAATACCCCCGTTTGATGGAAATGAACATTTTTCTCCAGTTGAATCGTGGAAAAAAGCAAAATGATTTCCTGTGCCATTAGGTGTAGCGTTTTGATATTTAACCTCAAAACCATAACAATCAACACCTGCAGCTCTAAGTGAAACTAAACTAGCTACATAATCAACATTATTTGTTGCAACCTTAAACTTCGCTGTTCTTGGATTAGTACCTATATCAACGTTTCCTGTTGATGTTATCCTCATTCTTTCAGCTAAAGATGCTCCAGCTCCGAATACCCAATCTCCTGTTGAAGCTACAGACATGTTAGCTGAAGTTTCTCCAGTTATAATTTGCCTTGCAGAACCTATATATCCTTTTGTAGAACCATTGTAATCAAATATTATATAAGTTCCATCAGATTTATTTAATGTAACAGCACCATCATATAAATTTAAAAACCCAGTAGAGGTTATCCTCAGTTTTTCTGCTACACCAACCGTGCCATTACCTGCAGTAGTTCCAATTTTAAAAGATATATAATCATTATATAAAAACATTGCTGTTCCATTTGCTGCTGTATCTATAGCTTGAAAAGTGTTATGTGTAGAACCCACATAAATATTGTTAGAAAACATAGTTTCCCCAGAACTTGTGGTATAACTCCCCATAAGCCCACTTCTTCCTACTTGTAATTGTTGAAATTGATTTGTTAATATAAAAGGGTCAGTTATAGGAGACGTTGTTCCAATTGATACAACCCCTAAACTGGATATAACCATTCTTTGTGCGTTGCTTGTGCTAAAACGCAACGGTTGTGCTTCTCTTTGGTATATATCTGCACCTGTAGAATCACACCCAATAATCAAACCATTTAAAGCTCCTGTGCCTGTTGTATCATTACCAAAAGTCATAAATGTTTGTGAACCCCCATATAATTGAAGAGGGTATCCTGCATAGTCAGATGGTGTCATTCCAATTCCTACTCGACCAGAACTGTCTATACGCATGCTTTCTGATAAACTGCCTCCTGTTGCAGTTTGAAACGCTAACTCTCCGCCTAAAGGACTTGCTTGAGTTACATCTCCAATTATTTTAGCATAAACATTTCCGTGTGAAGCATAAGAAAATCCTATTTCTGTATCCCCTGAAGAAAATACTTCTAAAGCATTACTTGAATCAGTACCCACAATAACTTTTCCACCACCTTTAAAAGTAACTCTCGTACTTGCATCTTCAAGTAATTGTAAATCCTGTGAATTATATTGAGGTACTAAAGACCACGAATTATCTGGAGTTGCTGCTGTATTCGTTAAAGTTAAGGTTGATGTTGTATTGTTTGCTCCTGTTATATTTACTCCTCCTGCAAAAGTTGCTGACTTATCGTGATTTAATGTTAAAGCTGTTCCTATTCCAGTTACAAAATCCAAATTTGCTTGACTTGATGTTCCTGTATTATATATATAACTCCAGTTGTTATCGCTACCATTTTTATCATTTTTAATAGCTATACCTCTACCTGGTAAATTTAATTGAGCATTAACACCGGCATAAATACCCGTACTACCCATACCTACAATTCCTGCAAAAGTTGAGTTTCCTGAATTGCTTATTGTTAAAGCATTTACAAAAGATATAGCAGTGTTAGCACTACCACTTCCTGCTACTGAAATAGTAATTCCATCATCTGCCTGTATTTTTGATGCAAAATCATTTGCAATATATTTCCACGCACCATCATAATAAACATTCTGAGTTAAGTACATAGAATTACTAAAACCAGATAAAGCAGCATTTTTAATTTGTAAGGATGTTAAGGTATTCCAATTAGCATTTGGAGTAACTCCTATTCCTACATTTCCAGAACTGTCTATAATCATTCGTTGTGAACCGTTAACTCTAAAATCTATTTGTACATTATCTGCTAGATAAATACCAGCGTTAGCAAGAGCTGTGGAATAAATTGCTACACCAGCTGAATCACTATATAAATAACCAGTTTTTCTACCACCATCATTTCTCCAGGTAATGGTACCTGTTGACCCATTTCCAGAAACTTGTAGTTTAGCAGTTCCATAATCAACAGTACCTTGATTGATTAATGCAGCTCCGTCTATTGTTAAAACGAGTTTATCATTTATATTGGATAAATTAGCCATATTATTTATTTTCTAACGTTTCTATTCTAGCTTTTAAACTATCGTTGTCTTCTTTTAATTCTTGTATTGACTTAACTAATACAGGTATTAATCTACCATAAGATGCTAATAATTTTTCAGGGTTTTCATCATTAATCAAATCTAAATGTTCATCATTTACTTTTTGTAAATCTTGAGCAATAAACCCTAAATCTTTTTTACCTGTTTTATTACCATCTCTTTGATTCCATTCAAAAGTTACAGGTCTTAAAGAATCTATTAAATTCAACCCATAATTAGAATCTTTAATATTTGTTTTATCTCTTTCATCTGATAAAGCAGAAATAGTTTGAACTTGACATTGTAAAGAACTAATAGCAGTATTTCCTAAAACAACTGTATTTGTAGATGAGTTTGACGGTGTGTCTGAATTATAACCTATACAAGTGTTGTTGTATCCTGATGTTAGAATATCTCCTGCTGCTGACCCAATACAAGTATTATCATAGCCACCTACCATAGCTAAAGCAGTATTATGACCTACTAAAGTATTATTATAACCATTTGTAATATGATAACCTGCTTGTCTACCTATTGCAGTATTTTGAACTCCCACTGTGATACTATATAAAGTTGCTCTACCAAATGAACTATTACAGCACCCACTTGGATTACTTCCACTTGTGCCACCATATTGAGAAAAAGCACCAACTGCTGTATTATCAATACCACCTGTTCTTAATTCTCCTGCTTGTTGTCCTATAAATACATTATCAATAGCGCTTGCTAAAAGTCTACCTGCTCCATATCCTATTGCAATTGTCCTACTTCCTGTAAAACTATATAAAGAAATTGCTCCAATAGCTATTGTTCCTGAGCCACCTGTTGTAACATTATATAACGCTTCATGACCTATCCCTATATTATCTGAACCACTTGTTATTGCTTGACCTGCACTTTGCCCTAACATACTATTACGACTTCCTCCACCAATACTATCTCCTGCATTTTTACCAACAAGAGTATTTGAATCTCCTGTACTTATAGTTCCACCTGCTTGATGACCTAATGCTGTGTTGAATTCGCCATCTGTTAAAGAAAATAAAGTGTATCTACCTAAAGATGTATTTCCATTTCCAGTAATTGCTGAAGTATTTGCACCTGCTAAAGATCCTACTAAAGTATTTTCTCCACCTGTTGACCCTGCTGCTGAGCCAAAACCCGCGTGATAGCCAATAAATGTATTCTCATTTCCACCTGTCCAGTAGTATCCTGACCTGTATCCTAATGCTGTTAATTTCTCTTGAGTAGTGTTATTAGTTAACGCTTGCGTACCTATTGCAGTATTATATCCTCCTGTAGTATTAGCAGTTAATGCTAATCTACCTACTGCTGTATTTTCATTAGCTTCGTTAAGGTGTCCGGCTTCATACCCTACAAAAGTATTGTAATTTTGACCAGGCGAAGTATAACCTGCTGCAGTTCCTATATAAGTATTTTGTAATCCATCAACATTATTATAACCTGCATTTGTTCCCACGCTAACATTATTGTAACCTGTTGTAAGTTTTTCATTTGCTGACCTACCTACTGAAACATTTTGATACCCTGATGTTAATAATTGTCCTGTTGCATATCCAATACTTGTATTTCCTACTCCTGTTACATTTGCAGGATTTCCTGCATCTTGACCAAAATAAGTTCCTTGAATAGAATTAACAGGATATATTGAACCTGAAGATTTTATACGCATTCTTTCTGCAGAAGCAGTATAAAATTGCATTATATCGCTAACGTGAGAATAATTAAGTAAACCATAATTTCCACCAGAACCATCAGCAAACAATATTCCTCCTTCACCATTAACATCACCTCCATTTAATTCAAGGTATGTTGTTCCAGATTTACCAGTCATAAAAGTAGTATTAACACCACCTCTTGCTGTATTATAATAACCTACTTGTACTTGCCCTGTGCTTGTAATACGCAGTCTTTCTGTTGAATTTGTAAATAACTTAATTACATTATCTGTTGAAAAATCAATTAAACTTGTTGCACTATCTAAAGGAGCAAAGGCATCAGCTTTAACAGTACCTCCTGAACTTATACGCATTCTTTCTGAAGCATCAGTGCCGAATCGCATATAATTTGAATTATGATTATATTCTATAAAACCTATTGAAGTATTTGCAGCATCTCCAAATCTTATAGAACCAGCAGCAGTTGACATTAAAGTTATTCCTGATTCACTTGCACCTTTATCAATAACTAAATCATCTGCATTTACAGCAGGTGTTCCAGTTGTTGAAGTTCCTATTTTTACATTTCCTGCAAAAGTTACATTATTAGAACTATCACCTGTTACAAAATTTGTTCCAGCGTTTTGAAACTTAAACCCTTCGCCATTTCTACTATTTAGTATTAAAGTACCTGATGAATCAGTAGATAATTCGCAGTCAATAGCATTATTTGGTCTATTTAAAATAAGTTTATTACCGCTTTGTACTGTTACATTACCAGAAAAAGTTGCATTACCACTAGCTAAACCTAAAGTTATACCTGTTATCGTGACATTTCTAGATCCAAACCAAGCATTTCCATCCGCAACAACCCCTATTTCTAAAGTTTGATTTGTACCTCCAGTATTTTTTTGATTAATTTTAAGTACTGAAGCATCTGTATTAGCACTAGCAGTAGTTATATTACTAAAATTACCCCAAGCAGTTGTTCCACCACTTCCTGACCAATTAACTGTTAAACCTCCTGAAACCGTTAGAGAACCCGTATTAGGTGTTCCATTACCAGTTGTTATACTGCCTCTAAAAGTTGCATCACCACCACTTGATAGAGTTAAGAAATCATCTACACCGTTTCTAGTAATAATAAATTCATCACTAGCTGTGCTTCTAACTCTATAAATAGAACCACCTGTTGCATTTAAAGCTAATTCAGCACTAGCAAATTTTACTTCAAGTGGAAAACCAGGATCTGTATTTCCTATACCAACATATCCTGTTGTTTGTTCTACAACGAAAAAATTATTTATATTGGATAAATTAGCCATATTTTATTATTATGATATTGCCACAGTATTTACATTATCATGTCCAACTTGAACTGTATAACTTATTGTTTGTGTAGCTGTTGGCGTAATAGTACATAATACTGAATCTCCAGTATCTGTTGTAGTAGCATTTGTAAAAGCAACTGTAAAGTCAGGGGTTCCATCTAAACCAATTACCTTGTTGTAAACTGGATCTGTATTGGACTTGTGAGCAACTACGTATTTTTCAATAGTTCCACCAGCTGTACCAGATGTTAAATATACATCAAATATTAATTGACCAGTTGTAGTTCTTTTTAGTGTAAATAAAGGAGCTGCTGTGGTTCCAGTATAGTTTACTTCACCGTTAAATACACCAGATTTTCCACCACTGTGTATTATATTACCATCAACAGTTACATTACCATCAAAAAATCCATTATCTACATATAAATCACCCCATGGTTTTACAGCACTACCTATATTAATTCCGTTTTGACCACCGTAAAATACAGTGGAAGAAGTAGCACCTAGAGTTATTGTATTTGATCCATTTCCAGGAGCCTGATCCCCAATAACAATTTCTTTATCTGGAGTACCTACGCCTGAAGAAGTATTATATCCTATATATATACAACCATCTCCTGACGTTTTTTGATAAGCTGCAGATGTTCCAATATGAATATTAAACGCTCCGGTTACTCTATTTCCAGCAGCATTAGAACCAATAGCAACGTTACCATCAGAATCATTTGCATCAGCACTGTTTAATTCACCTAAAGCATTATCACCTACAGCAACATTACCGCTATTAATTGTCATAGCATCTAAACATTTATAACCTATAGCTACATTTGAATGTGCAGTAGTGAACTGCAGACCCGCTTGACTCCCTATAACTGTATTATAATATCCTGTAGTTGCGTCTTCTAAAGCTTTGTAACCTACTGCAACATTCTCATTTCCTAATGCTCCAGAGGTATTAGCTAAACTATTTAAAGCATCAATACCTAAAGCTGTATTTTTTACATCATCAGATCCTGGGGCTGCAGTTCTACTAGAAATAAATATACTTCCGGTATCAGCACTTAGTATTTTAGTAATTCCCCCGATTTGTACATAACTATTAACAGTTAATATACCGCTAACAGTAGCTTGTGTAGCACCTGCATTTTGTGATATAATAGAATCATCTAATGTAGACGTTGTTGCAAACATTGGTAAAGTATACTGAGTACCTGATACTGCGGGCACAAAAGGTAAATTAGCTAATGTAGATTTTTTAAGTGTATTTGAATCATCTATATCACTAAACCACATAAAATCTCCAGTTGCAGCAACACCAGCTGTTAATATTTCTATAGCATTATCTGTTCCTACCGTATCTATATTTACTGTTAATGTGTCTGTTGCGCTAGCCGCAGTAGTAATACCAGTTCCTCCTGCTATTGTAGCAGTGTTCCCAGAAGTTATAGCTTGACTAGACCCTGAATCACCAGCTAAAGTCCAGCTTGTATAGTTATCTAAAGGTAAATTAGAGATAACAGACTTTTTAATATTACTATCAGTTGCATCACTAAACCATATAGTGTCTGCAGCTACTGGTGTTTCAGCACTTGTCGCTAATATAGCATTACTTGCTCCAGTATATGTTATAGCTACTGTAGGAATAGCAGCTGTACCAGCTACAGTAATACCAGTTGAACCTGTTATACTTTCAACCACACCTGTTGTAGGTGTTGTCCATGTGTTTGCCACTCCTGAACCTCCACCTGAAGTTAATACTTGACCAGCAGAACCATATGTAGCACCACCTAATCCTATACCAACATTAAAGATACCTGTTGAAACAAAAGTAGTTGGCCCGTTTAATGTAACAGTGTCAGCCGCAGCATCGTCACCAAGTATTGTATCACCTTGTACTGTTAAATTACCGTTAGTACCTATAGTTACTGTTGTACCATCAT